AATTGTTCCTGTAGTTAATTTAGCAGCATCAATACCACTTGCCAAATGGGAATTATCAACTGCACCTGCAGCTATTTCTGCTGAATCAACAGCATTGTCTGATAACTCAGAGTTACCTACTGCGTTAGCAGCGATACTGTCACCAGTTACTGCATTAGTAGCTATTTTGGCGTTTGTTACAGCGTCATCTTGAATATCAACTGTCTCAACAGTATTATCGTCTATTGATACCGGTTGTCCTTTGCCAATATATCCACCCATTAGGTTATCTCCATAGCAGATAAATGAGCATCAAGCGATGAAGCTGCTGAACTCTTTACCTTAATTATATCTCCAGTTTCTAGTACTACTTTACCGTCAATAAACGATAGCGCTGTACCTGCCGGTATAGGCGTATCTTCACCTATTAAATTTATTACAGTGGAACTTGTTGTAGCTGTTACAGTTACATTTACAGTACTTGAAGTAACGTTTGACACCACGCCCCCAATAAGTACTGTAGTAGTGCTTGAAGGCACAGTATAAACTGTTGCTAAAGCTGTCCCTACGCTGTTACTTGTGAATCTTTTAAACGTGTTTGCCATATATTATTCTCCTAGCCAAGTGCAATTGCCATAGCTATTGCCTCATCTGTAGCAGCAGAAGTACTAGGAACGCCTAAGTTGGTTCTTGCTGTAGCAGCATTAGAAAGATCACTGAGGTTGCTCGACTTCTCCATCTTGTCGGTGTTTAAATTGGAAAAGTTCGAGTCTACCTCAGTATTAGTTAGAGGTGACCCTTTAGTATTTCGATTTACTATCGTAGACATAAGTTACACCTATTCCCATTATGTAGCTGATAAAGTGATTGTCCAAGTTACAGTCATAGTGTCATCTGCTGCTTTGTTAACAACGTTAAACTTAGTACGACATAACATGGTTCCACTTGATGCAGCGTTAAAAATTCCTGCTTCAGTAACAGCACCTGTTGCATCACCAGCCTCAAAAGATGCTACGTAAGCAACGGCATTTGCAGTTACAGTTGTAGAATCTAAAGCTTCTCTAGACCCTAGTAAAGTTGTAAGGTCTGTCTGACTAGCAGCTTCTGTAGTTGTACCCGAACCTAAAGCCATATGCGTCATTGCTGTCGCTGAAGCATCTTTCATTCTTGATGCAATATAGTTTAGTCCTGTAGTCACTACAAGGTTTTTTTCTGTGCGCTTCTCCTTTATGTTGCCGTCCTTGTCTCTAAGGACGATTCCTAACTGACCGGAGAGCTTCAAGTTTTCGTTAATCATAATTAACTCCTATTAAAATGTTCTGGAAGCCCCGACATAGTCTTCCTCAAAAAAGGTGAAGTCACAGTATCCTTGACTTCGTAACGACCCCGCGTCGGTCAACGAGGGCGCTTCTGTCTTAACTTTGTTTGGCACTGCGTTGAAGGTATCTGCAACGCTTGGCGCTTCACTAAAAGGGTTTAACGTTACTTGCATTGCAAACACGTCTACCATTGTAGGGTCTTCCCCTAATAGTTTATCAAAATTATAGTTGTTAGTTTCACTAATTGACGGATTTTCAGTTACGTTCTTACCCGTTTCTATGGTGTCTGTGTCTGCTACAGAAGGAGATTCAGTAAAACTTCTAGTAAAAGCAGCTACTATAGCAATAGCATCGCTAACTGACGGTGCTTCACTAGTATTTTTAACAAACTGCATTTCTTGATCGTCGTTAGTAGACGCTGCGCCATCTATATCATCTGTGGCGTTTACATTATCTGTTAATACTTTATTTCTATCAAAAACTGTAACATCAGTAAAGTTTGGGGTTTCTGTTTGGCTGCTAAAGAAAGCAGTTACTATGGCATCAACTAAACTAGGGCTTTCTGTAAATTCTTTACCCGCAGTGTAGTCAAAAGAGTCTGTCATTGACGGAGCTTCTGTTAACGCTTTAGTTGCAGCGTAGGTGTACACATCTACAGCAGTAGGCGAATCTGGAATAGCTCTACCTAAACTAAGTGAATGCGCTTCTGATACATTAGCAGCTTCGGTAGCAATATTCTTATAAAAATCAAAGACTTCCGTGTGAGTAACCGAAGGTGCTTCGTTAATAACTTTGTTAAAAGCAAAGACTGCCTGGTCAACCATCGATGGATCATCCGATAAACCCTTTAGGAACGCATATATAAGTCCATCTTCTACGCCTGTGCCATCCTGTACAAACGCATTACCTTCGATGTCAATCTCAGTAATAAAGTAGCCCACCTCAATAGCCATGAGGATAGGTAACAGTTTAGTTTTGTAGGATATACCTAGGGTCTTAATAGCTGAATCAGAAAGATCAGATGTTACAGAAGCTGAAATCCCTAACCGTTTGTAAGCGGCTTTAAGGGCAGCAATTGCTACAACTGACTTTAGATTCATGCGAAGTCTTCCCTAATCTTAAATTTAATAACGTCATACAAAGTTTCTACAACACCGCCACCTCTGGTTACTTCAATTTCTCCATGGTAAGTGCCTGGGTCTTGGTCTAGATCTCCAGATGCCCAAGAGACAAGTACAATGCCTGCGGTAGCAGGGGAACTAATAGTTAAAGTTTTAGTAAATATTAAAGTAGTAGAACCTGCAGCCCTGAAGTGCATCTTCACAGTACCGCTTGTTAAGTCAGTCGCGGTGCCTGTATCTTCATCAGTCAGGGTTATACGCAGCTGAGGGCCGGTATCACCTTGAACATATTTAAAAGTTTCAGCCATTTGTCCTCCTAGTCAGCAAATCTTATAGAGGCTACTCGAAGATTAGTTCTTCGGGTGTCCCGTCCTTTAGCGTTAGAAATTCTACGCTCAAAATCAATACGGTGCTGCATAGCTAGTTCTGGGTTACTCCATTCTTTGTTTGGAATCTCCGCAAGTCTAGCAATAGCTCCTGATGCTATGCTGCGCCCGTGGGTAGTAAATATAAAAGTCTCTACTCCTGTAGCAGACAATATTGGTTTCAACACACCTAACCCGTTAAATGTATACTTGCCATCTGGCATTGGGTATAAACGTATGCTGTTATCATCAAGAACAGAAAAGTAAGTTGGTGTGCCTTTAATAGCAGATCCATCCTTGTTTGTAGCCACTCTAAAATGTCTTTCCGATACGTGTTGTATGATGTTACCGTCCAAGTACAAGTACATTATATTTTCTAGAAACGTACCTTTAGGTACATCTATCTCATAATCAGATGTGCCATTGCTTGTAAAATCAGGCTCTATTGTATATCTCCATACTTCACTTTCAGCGCAAAAATCAGCAGCTGCTTCTTGTAAGTGAGACTCTATAACAATTTCTGGACAACCAGGAACATAGGGTTGTACATAAGGATAAAAACTTGCCCATGTAGTAGTTGCCATTTACACTGCCTCCGTAGGTGAAGAGCCTACATCACTCTGGGTCTTATTACCTATAGACGACATAAATGTCTGGTAATGAGCACCTGCTCTAGCAGCATTTGCTGCAAATTCAGCATCTTTAGAGAAAGCTCTATATAGTATCCAATCAGTAATAACACTTAAATAGGTGTCATCTACTTTTATAACTTCTGCACTACCTGTAGTAGGGTGCAAGTTTGCCTCAGAAAGGCTATGTGTCCCAGGTAAGTCAGCGTACACTACTTCTAATTGAGCAGAGGTAGTAGCTGGGGGGAACACAAAAAATTCTTTAGGTTGCCTAACGTCAAACGTATAGTTTTGAATGTTTACCGAAGCGGTATCATTATGCCAAGCGGGGCGCTGGTCATCTAAAACACTTCTTTCGATTAGGCGTACTACTTTTTTATTTGAGCTAGATGCTAAATTTCTTACTACATCTAGTAAACGTAAAGCAGTGGAGAATCCGGAGGTTATTGTTTGCCTGCTACCAGCGACACAAGTAAGTGTACCGGTCTTAGAACTAGCGTCAGGTCTTAGTAACGCAATTTGTAAGTACGACTCATTAAGCCAATTTTGTAACTCTACGCGTGGCCATCGTACATTTGAATCTTGTAGAACATCTTCTACGCGCTTAATAATTTCTATAACTTTTATTGTTGCCACAGTCTACTCCGTACGTTGGTATAAGGAGGGAGTTTCCCCCCTCCTCAGTTATTTAACTAGACCTCCTTATGGAGTTCCAATTAACGCTGTAACTAGCGCTTCAGGCTTAACAACCTTACGACCATATACAGAAAGTCCACGAACGATGTCGCCGAAGTCTGTTTGGTTACGTAGAGGCTCTGTCTTCGTGATTTGCGAAGCAAACGAGACAGCAGCTGAAGTACCTGCAACCATCATACGACGTGGCTTCGCGTTTGAAAGCGTAGCACCCGCTGAAGTTGCTGTTAGTCCTGCAACTGTAGCTTTAGCCGTAGTACCTTTAGGTAGTAAGTTAGATACATAAACCGTGGCTTCGCGTTTGAAAGCGTAGCACCCGCTGAAGTTGCTGTTAGTCCTGCAACTGTAGCTTTAGCCGTAGTACCTTTAGGTAATAAGTTAGATACATAAACCGTAAAACGGTCTAGCATTCCAATCTTACCAGTACGAACGATACTTGACTGGTCACCAGTGAAGTACGCCTGTGCAATATCAGATTGCATCAAGATGTGACGATCGTGTGGAGACATAATCAACCAACGACCTTCTTCTGGTACGTTCTGCTCGTCTAACGCAGCTGACATACGTAGAATCATCTTTAACAATTCGCCGGTTGTAGCTTGGTTAACAGGGGCAATGTCAGTACCTAGACCATAGCTTGCTGAGATAGCACCAGCTGCTGCGCCTTTGTTAGCTGCAACTGCGCCTTCTGTTACAAACCAGTTGAAGAAACATTCGTTTTCAATAGAAATCTTCAATTGCTTTGCAGCATCATCAGTAAACATGTTCATCAAGTCCATATCAGCTTGGTGCGCTAATACGTCGTTGACCTGCACACTAAAGTACTTACCTTTGTTGATTTGTAAATCTTGAAAGATTGGTACAGGAACTTCACTTGATAAAGTCGAACCCGCTCCAGCATAATCATTGATAGTGATTGATGGTGCAGTACGGATACGAATTGAATCACCTTGATTCTTGATCTCGCCTTCCCAACTAGTGTTGGCAATTTCAGTCATCATTGTGTTTGCAAAAAATTTTGCGTTTAGCTTGTTAGACCACAACTGTGGAATAAAGCTGCCTGAATAATCAGGCGTCGTGTTAAACGGGGATTGTACGGGAAATATAGCCGCCATTTTTGTACTCCTTAAAAATTAAAAAATAAAACAGTTTGGGTTAAGGCTGCGTACTTAAATGGCGTATTAATTTTACTTAACTCGACCTTCCATGTATGCAACAGTTAACTCAGCTTCAAGTTTTTCCGCATCATCATACTTGCCCTGTGAGTTTAAGTCTCTAATTTTAGTCCAACCTCTATCCAATTCTTTTTCTGAATAAATCTTAGAACTATTATTCGAACTCTTAGACGCCACTGTGCTAGCAGAACGACTTGGTGTTACTTGCTTTTCAAGTTCTGTTTGGCGATCACTCTTGCCGTTTGCAACTGGTTCGACACTTCCGCGAAATAAACTCACATAGTGAGCTACCGCTTCTGCATCTCCCGAATTAAACGCAGCTTGAGCTTGATCTCTGCGTGGCCCCCTAGTCATAGGGTCAATTTCATTTAGCCATGCAACCCAACGTTCGTCGCTGTCAAGTTGGTCAAACCCAGGCACTAAAGCGTTTAGTTTCTGTGTAAAACCTACCTCTCCAACTTGGTTATCAGTATTTGAAATTTTACTCTGCAAATCCTGAATCACTCTAGACTGTTGCTCGAAACGTTCCTCGTAATCTTGAGAAACTTCTTTTGCAACTCTCCGTTGAAAGTCGATCAAATCATCACCGTACTCTTCTCGATCAGCATCGGTAACATAACTAACTTTCTCTTTCGGTTTCTCAGCTTCTGCTTTTTTTGCAGCTTGTGCTTCCTCGCGGATTGCATTCATCTGGTCAGTAAGTTCTTTAACCTGCTGGTGCAGCCTAGGAACTTCTGCATCATACTTTCCTCGTAAGGTAGCGTATTTCTGCTTAAAGCTTTCTGATACTTCTTCTATAGAATCGTCAGCCGGCGTTGCTTCTACTGCTACAGGCTCCTCGATTGGTTCGTCATCCGTTACTTCAACTTCCGTATCCTTGGCTTTAGCTTTTTTAGAAGTTTTCTTTTTCTTAACTTCTGGTTTGGCTTTTGTTTCTTCGCCTTGGGCTTCTAATTGTTTCTCTAACTCTTCAACTTCATCAAGTTGTTGTTGTACCTGTTTTGGCAATGCCATTTTTTTCTCCCTTAAAGCACCAACTCTGTTTCGCAGCGCAATGTATGCTGCTCCCGTTATGGTGTGCTTAACAAATGCGTTATTTCTAACGCGCCTTAACTTTAGACGATTCTTCGATCGCCTTCAGTAAATCTTCAAAAGCTTCTGCCCTACCTTGCAAACGGTGGATTGTACCCATGTCGTTCGCGTAGACTAGCTTTTGTTTTGTACTCGCAAGTTCATTTTCGAGCACCGTTAATATCTTATTAACTCCTGGTTCTCTCAGCCTATTTAGCGCTGATACTTCCGAAACGCTTAAAGAATTAACATTAATCATTTATTTGTATAATACCTAATATTATTATGTAGTGGAGATAAATTACTTACCGTTAGGCCTTTGAGCCATAAAGTTATCTTGTCTACCACCCATTTCTGTTCCGTCTTCCTGTAAATTTGCAGCTTGCTCTGCAGCCATTTGTTCTTGCTGCATCTGCATCATCATCTGTTGTTGCTGTTGCGCCATCTGTTGTTGCTTCTCTACATCTTCTCTAGAAGGAACTAACCTGTCAATGTTTCCATTAAGGTTACCAGCAAGGTCACGCATA